CCAGTTCTTTTTGAATGGCGCGTCAGGAACAACGCCAGTCAACTTGCCTTCTTGGGCAATTGTTTCAGCATGATGTTTTCCGTAACCAAGCGTATCTACAGAGCCATCCTGCCACCTAACTCCGTAGGTTTTGTCGCCAAGAGGTATAGCCTCGCCAGTCATACGCATTGGATTTTCCTCAGATGCGTAACCTTTCTTGCGTCCCGCCTGATGCCAGTCAGACTGGATCTCTTCAACTTGCAAGACCTTCCTCGGCGGAACCTTGCGTTCACCCTGAGCCATAGTCACGTTGTTGCGAATGCTTTCAGGCAAAGTTTCAACATACGCCTGCAACTGTTCAGGGGTATCAAACATATCTGATCGTCTGCCAGACGTATTGTTGACAACGTAAAAGCCCTTTTGTGGGGGCTGAGCGATCATTCTATCCTGTACACGCATGTGAGCTAACACGTTTGGATCATCCCAATGACCAGATGAGTAGTTGGATGCGGCTGTCTGCTTCTTTGCCTGCAAATCTGCCATCTCTTTAATTTGCGCAGGGGTCAAGTCACCACGTCGTTGTTCTGCCTCTAGCATCAACAAACGTTGAAAATCTTTTTCTGTATAAGACTGCGGTAACTTGAGCAGGATTTCGCGGTAGTTGCTACCACCTTTGCTTACGTAATCGGAATCGTTGTACTTTACGGCGTCAGCATCAATCTCATCATTCCATTGACGCATTACGTCTCTTGGAACTTCACTGTAACGATCGTACCCATAAATTTCCATCTTATCGTCGATCAACGCTTTGCGCGCATCATCATCCAAATCTTCAAGCACACGCTCTTGAACCTTTGGCGGAGGGTTATCGGCTAAGATTTGCTGAGCCTCTTGCTTCGTCATCTTGCCCTTGTCCTTGAACGCCTGCTCAAGCTTACGATCAGCGATCTCCGCGGGTTTGACACCCTTGGTCTTCATGACTTCGGTTAGGAACTCAGCGCCTGTACCCTTGTTACGCTTCAGGTTAGCCAACGTCTCATCTACGAAAGAGTAAAAGGGTGCAGTCTTTTTAGCGGCTTTAGCGCCTAACCCACCTAATTTGACAAGGCTCATAGTGGTCTCTCTTCAAGGATTAGGTCGTCGCCAGTTACTTCACCGCCTTCGGCTTTGTGGACAGCTCCACCCTTCTTAAGACCGAGCTTCTGCAACTCGGTCAGGATGTCTTCGGTGATCAACTGTGTGGGTGGGTTGCCGCGGGTGTAGTCCATGTAGCCCGGCTTCCTGCCCTTCTCGCGCATGGTCTTATCAACAAAGTCCTTCATGACAAGGTTGCGCTCCACAGGGCTAAACGTCAGACCTAAGTCCTCACCTTGCAGGATGGTTGGGAACGCTGGGTGTAAGTCAGGGCGATCAATAATGCCGCCACTGAGTGTAAACAGACGATTACCTAATGCACCAGTAGGTTGATCTATCAAGGCTGGGTCGGTTGTGTTGCGGATGATCTTGTCGTAGTCAATGATCTGACCTTTCTTACCGCCTACCTGTACACCACCCATCAAGTGACCAGCTATAGAGCGACGACTGAACGTGTCAGCTATGTTCTTAAAATTCTTGTCCATGATGTCAACATCCGCAGGGAATACAGGATTACCCTTGTTGTCAACGGACGCGGCTAGGCGTGTATTGATTAAGTCGCGCAGTTCAGGTGTTAACTCACCACGCTTAGCGGCTTTCCTAAAGTCACCGTACAGCTTGTCAAACACCATCTGGTTGGACTGGTGCTGGGTAGGTGTACCAATCATAGCCGCATAAACGGCGTCGTCACCCTTCTTACCACCACCAAGGATAGTCTTAGCTGTGCCTGCGTTTTGAACGCCCCATGCCGCCTCAGCCGCACGGTACTCGGGTTCGGTAAGCTGAAGGCTCGAGAAGCCGGGGCCTCCCAAGTAGCCGCCGCCAACCTTCGTGCGGTCAGACTGCGTAATCTTCAGTGGGCGACCTTCAATCTTGCCTAGCGCCTCAGAGGCTTTCATAGGCTCAGCTACCTTCTTAGCGTTTTTAGCTACCGTGGCAAGACCACCAATACCAAACTTTTGATTGCCTAGCTCCATCATCATGGTGTCTGGGTTGTTGGAGATGACCACACCCCCACGCTTCATGCCCTCAAGATCTGGTGGAACGTCAGGCTTAGGTGGGTTCTCGGCTTGGTATTGCTTGCGCAGGATGTCTTCCCATTCACTGCGGTTGAGGTACTTCTGCCCTTCTGGAAACAAGCCTGCTTGCTGGGCACGGGTAAGCAGGTCAGAGCGCTTAACTGGCAAGTCTTTGAGGTCTTCAGCCATAGGCAAATACATGCCCAGTTCATTGGGGTCAGCTTTGTACAAACCAGTGTTTTCAAAATCTCCAATGATGTCCCAGTTACCGCTTCTAACAAAATCCTGCGTGTAAGGATCGTACTTCTCAATCGGACGAGCGTTCTGCTTACCTTTAACTTGGTAAATTAAAGGTGATAACGCTTCACGGGCGGCGAGATATTCTGGGCCTTCGTATATGTCGTGATTTTTGTCTTGTATTCTTCGTTGGGCAATTCTGTTTTGAACTTCTTCTGGCTGTTTATTAAACCAAGTGTTGTAATCCAAATGTTGTTGCGGTTTTACTTCGACCGTTACATGAGGTTCACCACGCCTGTCGCGCAAACTGAATATTCTGGTTCGTCCTTCCTGCACATCAGGGCAGTAACCACCGACGCAGTGACCCATGGTGTCGCCTTCGTACTTAAGAGCTTTTTCTAAACGCTTGTCGTACTTTAGTGCGTCAGCAATTGCTTCCTCTTCAGTCTTGTGAAACGGTATGTTTGTATGCCCCATGTTGTTTGTTGGGCGCGAAGCTGTTGATACCGCGTCATTTCCATCAGCGTCTACAACTTTGAAACCTTCACCTATGTCGCTTTTAATCACTTTATACCCAGCAGGCAGTTCCTTTGGTGGAGCCAACTCAATCCATTTGTATCCTTCTGGGTATGCCTTGTAGGTAGGGAAGCCTTCAGTGTTTTGAATGGCAGTCTTACGCATCTTTACAGCCGCCGCACGGTCAAAGTTAGCGGTGCGCTCAATAGCCTGATCCATTGTTATTTTGCTTAACTGCTCAGGGGTAATAGCACCAGAGCGCACGTCTTGACGTAGTACGTCTAAAACATGATCAATACCTGTATCCTTGTTTAAGTCGCTCATTGTTTTGTAGACCATGGATTCTGGATCAACCTTCTCAAGCCATGGGTAGCGCTCTACGGTTTCAGGCAACCTTCCTATGCGACCAGCCTTCTTCATACCAAGCAAACTATCTGTTAAGTTTTCCCAGCCCTTGCCAATGGTGGAGGTAGCCAATCCTTCAGTCGGGAAACCTCTATCCTCACGTACGCTTGTCACTCCGTGTGCTGGGTGTCTTGCTTCGTTCTCTAAATACCTAATGTGACCAATGGTTTTTTCAGCAGTACCAACATCAAAGTTTAAATCTTGAATCTTGTTTTCAATGTCGCGCTCAAGGTAAGCAATCGCTTGGTCTCTCTCCCTGCTTTGTGGTTGAGCTTTAGCATTTGCCAGCTTCGTTTCCAGCTTGGTGATGTCTTTCTCGTACTTAGCTTCTAGCTTCTCTACGTCTTCTGTACGACGGTCAAACATCTTGCGCACCCTGTCTTCAGGTGTCGCCATCTCGTTCTTGACGTAGTTTTTGTATGTGTTCTCAAGCCAATTGTTTAGCGCTGACTCCTGTTTGTTCAGGGCTAAGTCGCCTTGCAATCTTCGGATGTTGTCCTGCACCATCTCGTTTTGAAGATTACCACTTTGTAAACGCTCTATCTCACCTTCAAGATACGTTACATCTTCGTTAGAAAACGGAATGCCTCTATCACTCTTCTTTAAATCTTGGACTGACCTATTCAAGTTGTCGTCAAACCAGTTCCCACCCTTGGGCTTGACAACAAACTTGTGCTGGGGGACGAAGTTACGCAAGGGGCCTTCCCCAAACATGCCGCGGTCGATCATCTCAAGTCCACCCATGCCTACAGTCTTAGCACCCTCACCAACAGCCTTAGCGACCTTTGGAGCGGCTCTAGCGGCGCTCAGACCACCTAGACCTAGCATTGTGGCGTCAAGCGTGTCAAAGAACTCAGGGGTTCTGTTCTGACCTAACGCCTCGAACATACGGGAAGCGCCAGCCGTACCGACCAAGTCAGACCACTTCAGCTCGTTTAGTGCTTCCTTTGTTGGAACGCGCACGGACTGCATACCCATCTCGCTGGTGTCTATACCTTGGGGTGAGACCTTTGGAAGTAGACCAAACCCAGTAGGGATTGGCATGGTTGACTTGTCAAAGTCCTTAGCAAAGCGCTCACCTTCAAACGGGATAGCGCTGATCAGACCCTTGGTCACGTCAAAGGGGGAGACCTTGGACTTGTCAAGCAGGGCAGACGATCTGTCCATCAGATCCTTGAACACCCGCATGATGGGGTCAAGGGGTTGCTCCCTCACCTCAGTCTGAGCCAACGGCGCACGAGGTCTAGGGGTGATGTTCCCAACACGGGGATAGAACGCTGGTTTGTTTAGATCAGCCATGGCTTACCCTGCTGAGTTGCTGTTGCCCTAATGATACCTTGGTGCTCATGCTGTGTCTACGATCCCAAAACATTCTCAGCCCAGTGCCCAGAGCTGTGCGATCCCTTGTGGGAGACGTACACCGTGGTCACGTCCTGAGTCACATGGACGTCGTGCTTGGGCATGGTTGTGTACGCCAGCACGTTGTCAGAGTAGTAGAACTCCTCGTCAGTCACCAAGTCGAGCATAAGCGCCAGCGCGAAGTTCTTGCCAAAGGCGGTGGAGGAGGACATACCCCCGGGGGCGTGTGCCGTAAACTTCTCAGGTCTCTGGTACTTGTAGTCGTGCGGTTTAAGGAACAGCACCCCACAGGTGTCGGACAGCGTCATGTCGTGCCCTTCCAAGGCGGCAAGCTTCTTCTCCACATGGTCACGGTAGTAGATGTCGTCGTGATCTGCCCACAGGAACACGTCGCACCCTTCCCCAAGAAGCTGGCTCAGGGGTAGCGCGTACCACAGGTGTTGCTTGATCGTGTTAGGTACGTGGATCCACTTGATCTCGATCAGAGGCTTGAGATCCTCGATCACCCACTCGTAGCTCTCCTCACTACCGTTCTGGTGGATGCACAGCACATCAGGCTTGACGGTCTGAACGATCCACTGGAGCACTGCCTGACGCAGTAGGTCTGGTCTTCTATATGTGGGAATGATGACTCCCACCTTATGCGGCATATGGGTTCTCGCGCTTCTTAGCCATACCGCTATCCGCATAGTCGTCGTCGTCATAGTCGTCCCGTGGGGCGCCATCGATGTCTAGCCACCCAGCATCACGTAGGAACCTCAAGCCTTGGGTGCAGGCGTCCACGAAGTCGTCGTGCGTCGAGTCAGGGAAGCTACAGATCTGGCTGACCATGCCCTCAGCCCAGTCCTTGACGTAACCCTTCCTGACACTGCTCTCAGGGATCCATACACGCCCAGCGGCGATGATGTTGGACACAATGTTGAGGCGCTGAAGCTTGTCAGCGCGACCGGGGTTGTACGCCCTCACTGGCATGTGCGCACGCTGTAAGTCTTGGATCAGGGAGATCCCTGCGGACTTGTCCTCTACGAGGATCAGGTCTACGCGCTTCTTGTCCTTGCCCTCACCGTAGACCACGTCGTACTCCTCGATCACCTTGGGGCGCAGGTCTGGGTATTGGAGCCTGTCCTGCCAGCAGTCGATCACCATGGCTGACATAGCGCCATCCAGTGGCTTGAACACCCCAAACGTGATAGCCGCGGTCGGATCGTTGACAGTCTTCTCTGAGGTTGCGCAGTCGTATGACTGGATGATGTACTCGAACTTTGGGAACGGCTTGTTTGGCGCCCACAGCTTGAACATGTCGCGCTTGACGATCCCTGACTCTTCTGGGTCTATCAGCTCTGCGTGGATCTCCTGCCTCCCTATGGTGGTTCCTTCATAGCTTAGGATCTGCTTCTGAAAGCTTGGAGCGAGGTTAGCTAGGTTCACATAGGTAGATGCCGTCGTCAGGGCTACGTCGTCTCCTTCCCTGCCTACAAGCTCTACGATCAGGTCTTTGGGACGTGGGGTAGTCGTAACAATGATCTGTGTCCTGCCATCAGCCTTCTTAAGACGGACGGCGAACTGTATGTTGTACCAAGCTTCGTCAAGATAATCCCAAGCGGCAAGCTCATCTAACCAAGCCCCATGGTACTGACCACCGCGGAAACGATCAGGCTCTGACGCCGAGATGCCTTTAATCAGGCTCCCGTTGATCAGCACAATCTCGTGCAGGGCTTTGTTGTAGTCCCTGATCAGGATCTCGGGAATCACAGCCATAAGTCCTGACTCACCCTCAAAGCACGTACCGCGGACGTCCATAGACGTAGGGGCGGAGACCAGCCAGCGGGTGTTCGGGTTCTCCCACGCCCACCACCAAAGTTGCTCCGCGGCTGTCCTAGTTTTACCGGCGCCACGGCCTGCGAGCATGAGCCAAATAGACCAATACGTACCTTGGGGTAGCTTCTGGTGATTGAAGGCGCCTGAGAGCCATTTAGCCCGTCTGGCGTATGCCATAGCGTGGTAGGGGCCTAGGCTCTTCCTGATCTGCGGGTCAGCAAGGATGTCCAGCACGTCCTGCTCTATGACCTCGCTCATTCAGCGATCCTGATCAGCTCAAGGCGCTTGATCGCCACGTCCATGACCGTCTTGATCTCACCATCAACGATTATTGAGTCAACCTTCTCCTCTGGTTGCTTGTACTCAGCGTACTTCTTAGGCGCCATGCGAGCGGCTGTCCACTTGCGGGTGTCAACCCTGAGCTTCATCCATTGCACGTAGGAGGAGTCGAACTTGACCTCAATCAGCTCTCCGTTCTTGTCCACAATGCGCGCCAGCTCAGGCGGTTGGTCAACAATGTCGATCAGCTCATCGAACTGAGTCTCTGCTTGAATCTCACGTGCGCGAGTGTATTGTTCAAGAAAGTCAGGCTTGCGCGACAACCAAGTCATCACAGTAGCCAAGCTTGGGATACGGTCATCCAAGCATATCTTGCGTAAGCTCTCACCTAATCCTAGTCTTACGCATATCTCGTTAGCTAACGCATCTGAGTAGACTGATGGTCTGCCCATTGTTGTTACTTTTCTTGTTTGCGGCTTACCTGTCACATCGGCGACTTTGTCGCTGGAAAGATCTTTTGGTTTCTTTGCCATCACTGGACTCCTTTAACGCAAAGTTTAACGGATCTTTGTGATTGTATGCAATCAGTCCTTTAATCCCTTCATGATCCTTCGATCCATGTCCTTGATGGTGAGCTTGAATTCTCTGTTTTGTGCGTCTAGTTTTGCGACTTTGTTGTTCGCATGTTTGAGCTTTGACTCGAGCTCCTGTACCTGAGTATGTAGCTCTGTGATAGCTTTGTTTGCCAGCTCAGGGTTCTCGCTGATCCAGTCCGCCTCCCAGATCTGCTCTGTCATTTGTGGTTCTCCATCAGTCCTTCAAGGATTGTCTCAGCGTACTTGTACTGGTAGTCACCCTCGTACTTCTTGACACCAAAGTGTGTACAGGTGTGGCGGATGTCTAAGTAGCTTTGGAACCCAGCCTCCTTGAGCTTCTTACCAATTTGGATGTCTTCCGAGATCATTCCACCATTGATAATCTGCACGTCGCAGATCAGTCTTCTCTCTTTTCCGTCGTTGTAGGGTGCTGACACGTCATACAGAGCTTTCATAGCTTTTCTGCTGAGGCGCAAAAATCCTGTGGCTAGGAACTCTACCTCCAACAGCTTCAAACTCTGATCCCAGCGGTGCTGTTTAGGGTCTTCTGGGCGGTGTGTGTAGCGCTCGTCGTCTGTCTTCATCCTAGCAGTGATCCCGACCACGTCTACTGGGTGGTCGAGAACATCAAAGAACGCCTGTGCATCAAACCCTTGGTCTACGTCTAAAAACACAATGTCGTCTACCCCACTGTCGTATGCGTCGCAGAACAGGTTGTTTCGGGCTTTTTGTAGCAGAGCTTCACCCATCCAGTAGTTCAGGCTCAGGTCTAAGTCAGGACGCTCCTTAGCCGCTCTTTGGAAGATGGTCACCAGCGCTATAGCGTGATCGCATACGATCTTTCCATCATAGGACGGGCTAACGATTGCTACTTTTCTCGTCATCTCTTAAGTCCTCGTATGTACGCCGCAAAGCTTGCCATTGTGTCTTTTTCAAAGGCTTGCATCTTCTCCACCTCATGCGCTACCTCCTCGAGTGTGTCGTTCCTGATCTTGTCGATGATCTCGTTGCGTGTTGGCTGGTCTTGTCTTTTGCGCCAACCAGATGCTACATAGTCTTGCGTGTCGTCGTCATCCATTGTTTTTCTCCAACAGTGCAGTTTCAATCTTCTTTGCCCACTCGAGCACCATGATCATGTTCCAGTTTGAACTCTCAGCAGTTACTCCTAAAGCTTTCTGAATCTCTTCGTCAGTAAGACTTTCCCATTCAGGTTTTTCAGTGCTTTGCTCTACCATATCATAAACACCAGCCAAGCATGTTGGGCAGAAGTTGGCAGGGATCATACCGATCAACCCCTCAGCTCCACCCTCGTCATTTGTAAAGTCACACCCGCACACAGAACATTCAATCGCGTTCATTACTCATC